TCCTGTTATTACGATGCCTATGCTAGACTACATATATGATATAATGGAGGACTATCAACCACAATGAAGAAGTGTTTAGTATTGGGTGCAGGTGGGTTCATCGGCAGTCATATGGTAAAGAGATTGAAGGAGGAAGGAGCATGGGTTAGAGGTGTTGACCTTAAGTTTCCAGATTTCTCCATGTCTGTTGCTGACGAATTTGTTACAGGTGACCTAAGAGATGTAGACTTTGTAAGAAAAGTTATTGAATACAAAGGTCAACAGGGAAACTTTTACAATTCAGTTCCAAACTATTTGATAGAAACCTTTGATGAGATATATCAGTTTGCTGCTGATATGGGAGGAGCAGGTTACATCTTCACTGGTGAACATGATGCAGAGATCATGCACAACTCAGCATCAATCAACTTAAATTTGCTTGAGGAACAACGTAAGTTGAATGAATCTTATGGTGACAAGTGGGATTCAAGACCTGTAGAGAATAGACATACAACAAAAATATTTTACTCAAGTTCTGCATGCATGTATCCAGAACACAACCAACTAGACCCCAACAATCCTGATTGTCGTGAAGAATCCGCTTACCCTGCTAACCCTGATTCCGAATATGGATGGGAAAAATTATTCAGCGAGAGGTTATATCTCTCTTATCATCGTAACTACAATATTCCTATTAGGATTGCTCGTTACCACAACATCTACGGACCAGAAGGAACGTGGCACGGAGGCAGGGAGAAGGCACCAGCTGCTATATGTCGCAAGGTTGCTTACGCAAACCTCGAAGATAAAATAGAGGTATGGGGTGATGGAAAACAAACAAGATCATTCCTTTACATTGATGAGTGTATAGAAGCAACCCGTAGACTTATGGACTCAGACTGTCTCGAACCAGTGAACATTGGATCAGAAGAGATGGTGACCATAGATGAATTGGTAGACACTGCTGCAAAAGTTGCTAATAAAAAAATAATAAAGGATCATATTGACGTTCCTCACACTGGTGTGCGTGGTCGTAACTCTAACAATAATTTGATAAGGGAAAAATTAGGTTGGGATTATAGTATGACTCTTGAAGAGGGTATAAGAAAAACATACAATTGGATTATGTCACAAATAGCAAGAGAGATGTACCCTGCATCTGACCTATCAAATAAAAAATATAAGGCATATGGTAATTGTGCTAAATGATTTATCTATCACATTGGTATGGTAGATTAGGAAACAATATCCAACAATGTGCAGTCGGTACACTGTGGGCAGAACAAATGAGTTCTTCATTCCATTCTATTGAACATGATATCATTAAGAAACACGAAACAAATTTCGGTAAAGTCAGACACCCTGTACACTCAAAGTGTTTTTATTGGGAAGGACCTTATCAAGAAGTCAATTTACCTGTTGAAACAATCTACAAAAACATGCGTAGAATTTGTAAGACATGGATCTATCCCCACCTTGACATTCAACCAACAAAAATACCTGATGATACTCTTGTTATTCATATCAGGAGTGGAGATATTTTTGACCAAAACGTTCCTAATCCTGAACAGTACAGTCCTAATCCTTATCATTTTTACCATACACTCCTTGATTCGTTTGATAAAGCGATAGTTGTCACTGAAAATGATAATTATAATCCCATAGTAGAGGCGTTATCTTACAATAAAAAAGTTACTATACAACGTGGTAGCGTAGCCGAAGATTTTTCTACATTATTAGGAGCAAAACATGTTGCTAACTCTGGTGTAGGAACTTTTGCTGTTGCTGCTGCATTGTGTAGTAAGAACATAGAACATTTTTATTGCACTGATATATCAATCACTGAGCATTTGAATTGGAAGATGCTCGTGGGAACTGACGTGAAGGTACATCAGATGCACCTACCACATTATCTTTTACCTGGTGAATGGAGGAACACCGATGAGCAAAGAGAATTCATTCTCTCCTACAAGGCACCACTTTCCTGAGGGTGTAGTAAAATACATTGAGGAACTTAGTTACGAGTTGCCATGGTTTTTCTTCAAGGATTGTGCCTATGGAAATGCAGCAATAGATAAAGGTTTGGATCTACATCCATACTTTTCACATACTTTTTTAGAGAATAATCAAATAGGTCCTTGTTTCCACAAGATGCCATGGAATGAGATAGGAAGTTTTATAGGTCTTCCAAATAATAAAATGATACGTGCCCATAATACTCTTCAATATCCAAGACCTAGTGTAAAGGGAGTGCCACACAACTCACATGTAGATCAAGACTTTCCTCACATTGTTGCACTATATTATCCTAATGATTCTGATGGTGATACATATTTTTTTGATGACAATAAAAATGTCATACATAAAGAACCAGTTGAAAGAGGTAAGATGATTGTCTTTGATGGTAAGTGGAAACACTCCTCATCATCACCGACAAAGAACATACGATTTTCATTGAATATTAATTATGAACCTTCTCCACGGACCAGCGATAGCTGACTTATGTGATTATGATTTTGGTGACCAAGCAGGTTGTCTTGGTGGTGTGAGTGGGGCATTCATGAAGGATGCTAATGAATCTAATTTGGAATTTATAAAGAAGGTCAATGGTAAAAAGTTTATGACCTTGTTCATTGATAATATAAGATTGTATAAGAGAAAGATATTATGTGCCACTGCCACTGATCAGATGAGAGTTGATAAGATGATGGAAGAGAATGATCTCCTACATCTACTAGCAGAGATCATGCTCATGAAAGAGACACAGTTTATAATATTTTGCAGCAACGAAGACACACCTATAACAGAAGACATACACTCACACATACCACCAAATGTTTTAGCAATCTATGCTGCAAATGCTGTAGGGTTTGGTGGTAAGTTACATCCAATCCCTTATGGATTGCAAAGAAAATTATACCCAGTAGATGTGAGGTTGGATGAGATGAACAACGCTCTCAAATCAGATCCTAAACCAACCAAGTTACTTTATATAAACCATGCAGAACATACTAATATAAGTGAACGTGGTAATATAAGAGATATGTTTGCTGACAAATCATTTGCTACTGTCAGTCCCCGTGTTGATTACCCAGAATATTGTAGGATGATACAAGCACATAAATTTATGATATGTCCTGAAGGTAATGCTGTAGATTGTCATAGGAACTGGGAAGTCTTATTACTAAAACGTGTACCTATAATGAAAAAGAATCCTTATCTACAAGAATGTTATAAGGATTATCCTATACTATGGGTGGATGATTATGCTGATGTCAATAAGACATTGTTAGCAGAGAATGACAACCTCTTTATAGAAAGTAGAAATTTAGATATCAATATGCTAGACTTATACAGTCTATTCAATAGGGCGGTAAACCGTGCTAAAAATACCTGATGTTACCGTACTTATACTGGCAGATTTAGACCTGCCAGATGCAGTCTACGCAATAAATAAATCATGTGAAGAGATAGAATGGGGTGCTGCAAAATTTTTAGGTAGTAAGAAACCTGAAGGACTCTGTGATCAGGTAGAATATGAAAAAACTTATCCGATACAAAGCATCAATGACTTTAATTTTTATTGCATCTATAATCTTACTAATCACGTCAGGACCTCGCACTGCCTTCTCATTCACCCTGACGGCTACGTTTTACGTCCTCATCTTTGGGATGATAAGTTCCTTCATTATGACTATATCGGGGCACCGTGGAGAGATGACCCAAATGCCTACCTCGACCCATGGGGAAGAAACCAACGTGTCGGCAATGGGGGATTTTCCCTACGCTCCAAGCGTCTTCTCGAAGTCCCCAGTAAAGTCACCGTCCCTTGGGAAGTAAACGAAGGAAATTTTTATAAGCATCAGAATGCAGGTCTATATAATGAGGACGGGAACATATGCTGTCATAACCGACACATCTTCGAGGAACAGGGATGTGTGTATGCTCCCGTCGAGGTGGCGGCTCGCTTCAGTAAAGAGGTAGAGTGTCCAGAACACAAAGGTATTGAGACCTTTGGTTTTCATTATCATTTTCAAGACATACGATGAAAGCAGCGAGAATATATCCACTGTGGTGGAACCCATGGGGTGACAGAGGATTAGACTTTGAGAAAAAAGTAAGTATCTCAATTGATAATTTAGATCATGATAAGTCGGCAGACTATAAAATTTTATTTTTAGCAGAACCACTTGCTATCCTACCAACAGTGAGTGAGGGTGCTCTAAGATGTGCATATAAGTTTGATAAAATATATACTTTTTGTCAAAGTTTTATAGACAGATATCCACAAGCAGAACTATTTGAATGGGGTAGTAGTTGGTTAGATTTTAAAGACTTGAAGATAAACAAAACAAACAATGTGTCGTTTGTGACAAGCAGTAAAAGTCAGAGCAAGGGTCATAAACTTCGCATGGATATCTATGAATATCTAAAAGGAATTGATGTGTCTAATGGACTACAATATTATTCACATATGTCACCACCATTTCACGAGAGAAGAAATGATTTTTTTGAAAGTTCTAAATTTCATATTGCAGTAGAGAACTCTCAACAAAAAAATTACTTCACCGAAAAAATAATAGATTGCTTTGCATCAAAAACCGTTCCAATTTATTTTGGTTGCCCTAACATAGGCGATTGGTTTCACATGGATGGTATCATAACTTTCAATGATCTTGATGAATTGAAAAAAATTGTAAGCAAAGTTGACTCAGACTGCTATGATAAAAGGAGAAAGGCAATAGAACATAACTATGAGGTTGCTAAACGATTTCATAGTGATAATGATGTTGTTCCTAGACTCACTCGTAAAATTATTGAAGATGTGAACAACGTATGAGAGTAAGTTATTGCATACCAACTCATGATCATGCAAAGTGTGAGCAATACATGTTTGATATACTGTATCCTTTAGCACATCAAACATCAAAGGACTTTGAGATATGTGTGTCACATCAGGGTGATGAGAAAAGAATACTAAGAGCGTTGAATGACTACTGGGATATACTAAACATCACATACAAGAAAGCACCAGACGGTAACATCTCTGTCAATACAAACAATGCCATGAAGATGGCAGAAGGTGATATAATAAAAATTTTATATTCGGATGATTTTATTCTCACCACTAATCTCACAGAAGAACTTGACAAGGCATTTGATTGGGATGTGAGATGGGTAGTCACAGGTTTTGCTCACACACTTGATGATGGTCGGACACATTACAATCCAAAAATACCAGTTTACAATGATAGATTATTGGAGGGTGTCAATACCTTAAGTTCTCCTTCAATCCTTGCTCTCAAGAATGGTCTTGGAGAATTTTTTGATGAGAACTTAATCATGTTGATGGACTGTGACATGTACTATCGATTATATACTATGCTTGGAAATCCTAGGGTTCTTGAGGATATACATATATCAAATCGAGAACACACAAATCAAACTCAAAGATCAAATGAACACCTCATACCAGAGGAGATTGAATACTTGAAGAAAAAACATTTATTATGACTATAGGATTCAACCATCTTGGAAGACACGGAAGATTAGGTAATCAAATGTTCCAGTATGCTGGACTAAGAGGTATCGCTGCTCATCGTGATTATGATTTTATGATACCACCAAGTGATTTCAAAGATCCGTATCAAGATCATCAATTGTTTGAGGCATTCAAACTCAAAGGTCTAATCAATATTGGTGTATGTGCAGGCACATATGTTCAAGAGGCACATTTTCATTTTGATCAAAATCTATATGATAATATGCCTGATGGTCACAATGTGTTTGGGTATTTGCAAACCACAAAATATTTTGATATTATAGAGAAAGAAATAAGAGAGGATTTCGAGTTCAAGAATGAAATTTACAATCCATGTCGTGAGATGATGGACACTGTGGATGATCCCATAGCTCTGCATGTCAGACATGGTGACTATGGTTGTGACAACCACCCCGTTTGCCCTAAAGAATATTATGATACTGCACTATCAAAGTTTGATTCTAAACGCACTGTTGTTATTTTTTCTGACGATCCTAAATGGTGTAGCACTGAGTTCCCTGACGACAGGTTCCTTGTATCAGAAGGTGGTGACAATCTTGCAGACCTGTGCATGATGAGTATGTGTTCTGATTTTATTATTGCTAACTCATCTTTCTCATGGTGGGGATCATGGTTGAGTAAAAATCCTGACAAGAGAATCATCGCACCAAAGAAATGGTTTGGTCACGGTTATACAGCAGCACATGACACATCAGATTTATATTGTGATAACTGGGAGGTATTATGATTACTGCTAAAGTTGTAAAAAGATTTGATCTAAAGAAATGTACGTTTATTATCCCACTAAGGATAGAGACGGAAGATAGAATGAGAAATATTATCACATCATTGATATACCTAACCCGTAATTTTGACACCAATATAATTGTGAAAGAGGTGGATAAAGAATCAATTTATACACGTGATGTTTTACCCTTGCTAAGACAAGCATTGGAACCAGAAATGCTATCGTCTATCAATCATATTTTTGAACAGAGTGATAAGTTTACTTTTCATAGAACTAAAATTCTTAATGATATGTTGTGGATGGTTGATACTCCCGTCGTCTGCAATTACGATAGTGACATCTTACTTCCTGTAGAATCATACGTAAACGCTGTAAATATGATCTCAAAAGGTTGGGTGCATCCTGATGTAGATGATGGAGTGCCAGTAAAAATTGTTTACCCATATGGGTATGGGGAATATCAATATCAATGTCACGTTGGTGATGATGAGGTTACACAATTTGTAAACAGTGGATTTAATTTTGAAGCATTCAATGGTAAACTTAGACTATGGGATGCAAAATATGGATTCTGTCAGTTTGTTGATACTGAAGAGTACAAAAAATTAGGTGGTGAGAATGAAAACTTTATAGCATATGGGTATGAGGATGACGAAAGATATTTTAGATTCAATTTACTTTCTAGTGTAGCAAGATTAACAGAATCAATATTTCATTTGGAACATGGTAGGACAAAGAACTCATGGTTCAACAATCCACACTGTGAAGACAATAAAAAATTGTGGGAATTGCTAAAGGTAAAGGGTAAGAAATCTCTGCTAAAATATTATGAGCAAGTAGATTATATCAAGAGAAGGAATGGATAGGAACAAAGCAGTATTCAAGTTAGCACACTTCCCTCCAGTCTTATGGATAAATCTTGACAGATTTCCTGAGAGAAAAAAATACATGGAGGAACAATTTGACTATTGGGAGATCAAAGATCACCATAGAATCTCTGGTATAGATGGTGCTGAGTATGAATCATATCTCAAGGGCACAGTGCCTCCTAGTATGAACGATGGAGAGATAGCATGTGTCATGTCACATCTCACTGCACTCAAATATTTTGTAGAAGAGACAGATCATGATGAGATTTTTATCATGGAGGATGACGTGGACTTATCAATGGCACGTCATTGGGATTTTACATGGAAAGATGTAAGGCGTAGAGTGCCGATTGCTTTTGATTGTTTGCAACTTACTATCATCAATCCTAATGGTATCACACTAAAGTTACATCATAGATTTATAAATGATTTTTCTGCTGCTTGCTACCTCATCACCCGTCATCATGCAACTAAACTTCTTAAACTTCACAGCAGAGGATCGCAATGGAAAATTGATCAAAACATCAGACCTAGAGCAGTCTCTGAAGATTTGATATTAGACAGTGGAAAATCATATGCTACACCTCTTTTCAATTATAGATTAGACATGGGTTCTGCAATACATGAAGAACATATAGAAATTTTTCACAAAAATAGTAATAATGCATTGTCTGATTTTTGGAGAGAGAAAGGTTCTGATGTCAAGATACAAGAAGTGATGCAATTAGATGAATACTGTGGTAGAATACCACCACAGGTGTATATAAACCAAGGCAAACAGGAGTCCTAATGTCAGTTGAAAAAGTAAAGTACAATCAATCAAAAATGAATGGGGTTGTTCTGCCTCCAGAAGATAAACAACCTGATTTCTCAGGCATGCAAGATTTTGGTGCGATAGGTGTCTTTGATAACTTCGTCAAGTGGGAGTTCTGTGACTCAGTTATTGATTCATTTAATTTTTGGTATAATAAAAAACACATCATGAAGGATGATGTAGAGGTAAAGGTGACAGAGTTTGAAGGTAAGGAAATGACATTGAATCCTTTGGGTGATGGTGGTAAACAATTTGATCAAGGAAATCTTGGTAGAAAAGATGAGCAATTATATCTTGAGATTGCTGATCCCTGTCTCGCTATGGAAATCAACAGAGCAGTTGGTGGTGCTTTTGAAATATATGCAAAGAAATATAAAGGGATTTTAGATTGCTGTGATCCAGTTTCATCATGGACATGTAAAATTCAAAAGACAAAATCGGGTGGTGGATATCATATATGGCACTCAGAAAATGGTAGTTTTCTTTACAGAGATAGAGTTGTTACTTGGATGATATATCTCAATGATGTTCCAATGGAAAATGGTGGAGCAACAGATTTTTTTCATCAAGAAGTATCATTCCAACCAAAGAAAGGAACGATAGTATTGTGGCCAGCAGCATATACACATGTACATAGAGGTGCATTTCTTACTGGCAATGTTGATAAGTATATTGCAACAGGTTGGTTCTCTCGTGAACCAGGTGATGTGACCAATAGAAAATTAGGAGAGTTGTCTGGTAAATTAACACCCAAAGAGATGTTGAATGGATGATATTCTACACCTCTATTACAAATGGTTATGATAAATTATCACCACCTCCAAAGGCAGATGATGTTTTATTCATCTGCTTTTATGATGGTGACAAACCTGATGTAGAGGGATGGATTTATATACTAATAGAGATAGAAGAGAAGTGTCCTGTAAGAAAATCATATCACCCCAAACATTGTCCTCATTTATACTTTGATAAGAATGCCAAGACAGTATGGATAGATGCATGTTACCCCATATCTAATTACATTCTAAATGTGTCTAGAGATCTTTTTGAAGAGCATGATTTTGTTCTGCAAAAACATCCAGAAGAGAGAACACTCTTCAAAGAATTTCAAAAATTATATGAGCATGGGTTCTCTACAAAAGAAGAGATCCTCAACATGTGCAAGAGAATAAAAGAAGTAGAATACCCACTCAAATACTATGATCAAACTATCAATAGTTTAATATGGAGGAAACTTACACCAGAGGTAAGTGATTGGTGTGACACATGGAGAGAGTGGTATGATGATGGTGTCAACAGAGATCAGGTGTCAAGTTCTATTGCAGAGTATCTGACTGGTAAGAAATATAGGTCACCTTTAGGGTTCAAGATACATCGTGTGCCTATAAAATTGGAGATGAGAAATAGACAGAATAGAATCAAAGACTACTCTGATTCATACAATCTAAATGAAAGACCATCAGCACAAGATAGAATAAAATTTATAGATGATTTACGTGACATATTTTATGATAAATCAGAGGTATTATTCTCTAGTAAATTGTATGCAACTATCAAGTATACACCTTTTGAATTGAATGATTATACTGAACCAAAGGATATGATAGTATATACATGTATAACTAATGGTTACGATGAATTTGTATCAGGTAATTACTATCATCCTGATGTGAGATATGTTTGCTTCCATGATGGCACAGTGGACACAAGTGTAGAACCATGGGAGTATATAAAACTTGACGTTGACATAGATTGCCCAAGAAGATTATCATTCTATCCAAAAGCAAATCCACATCTATATTTTCCAGAAGGATCAAACACAATATGGATTGACGGGTGCTACAGACACACACATAAGTTTATAGAAAGAAGTAAAATATGTTTTCCATTCACTATGTTGAGACATGCATCAAAATTTACATACTACGATGAGATGTTAGAGGGATTTACATGTGCTTTCTTCAGTTACGATGACGCAATCAATCTCACAAAGAAACTCAAAGAGACAGGATACAACTTCAGAACATATGCAAGTCCTCTAGGCACAATAGTGTGGAGAACCTTGACATCAGAGATGACAAAATTTAATGAGTCGTGGTACAAGTGGTCATTGGTTGGTTGTAATAGAGATCAGATTGCATATGATATGGCACTAAAAGAATCAGGCATACAATTACCATCAGTATTTGAACGCAGAGCAGACTCAGGTGTTCCACTTGGATATTATAATAAGTTTGGTAGGAAGGGTATGCATCCACAGAGAGGTGATATGAAGCAGTATCTTAGAAAGGATGAGTTATTGCAAGAGATGTGTGAGATCACAGGTCTAAATCCTAAACTATATACAGAGTATCCAGACCATGAATTTTACATGGGTAAGTACAATATATTATGATTTACTATACTGTAAACACAAACAATTATATTGAGAATTTACAAGCACCAGATTGGGTGCATGTAATCACAGAAGTTGAAGACTTAGGAGATCCAGTAAGAAGTAGTAGGAAAGATAAAATACTATGTCCATTTGACGGACCTAGTGTTTATATTGATGCGTCTAAAGTTCACTTACTCAATGATGATTTTAGAAAACTTAGTGAAGAGATTATAGGAAGAGGTGGGTTCACATATATGCAACACCCACATAAACATTCATACCTTGAGGAGTGTGCGGAGTATGTTAGTAAGGGGTGGGTAGATCCAGATGATATCTTAAAATTTACCACTGAACTTGCAGAGACACAATTTGATTTTGAGGAATACTTCTCTCCTTTATGCACAATAATTTGGCGAAGTTGGAATGATCATGAGTTCAATAAGACGTGGTGGAAATGGTACAATAAAGGAGGTGTAAGAGATCAACTTTCATTCTCAGTTGCCTTTCAACTTGTTCCACAAAAGTGTGAGACAATATACTCAAGAGATCTAATAAATAAATTCTCTGATGCAAGTCCAGATGGTGAGTGGTGGAATAATAGAACAGGTGATTACTTATATTATGAAGATGAAGTAGATGTAATAGAATTCATTGATTTGTTGACTGAAGTTACAGGTCTTTTTGATTGGAAAGAGTATTTTAGAACTGGAACTGATCGTATAACAGGCGAACCTTTCTTTGGTGATGCAGGTGTTTATTCTTATGCAATAGAGTGGGATGATCCAGAGAAAGATCAGATCATAATTTACACTAGTATAACAAATTGGTATGATACTATACCTGACGATATGTACTATGATCCAGATGTCAAGTACGTTTGTTTTACTGATGGTAATGTAGAGAAGAAAGGGGCATGGGAGTTCAGACCCATACCTAAATTTGTCTATGATGAAATTGATGGTGACCCAAGAAGATTATCTGCCTTCGCAAAAATTTGTCCTCATAAATTATTTCCCTATGGGTCAAAAACTGTATGGTTAGATGGATGTTATGTTCACACTAAAGAGTGGGTAGATAAGTGTAAAGATATACTCAAGGATGTGCCACTAACACACATGTTACACCCACATAGATTTACATTTCATAATGAGATCATGGAGGGTTTTGGTGCTAACTTTAATAGCAGGGAACAGATGTTAGAACTGGTTGAGGCATTGAGTAAAGTCGACTATGATTTTAAACAATATTGTTCACCAGTTCTTACCTGCATATGGAGACAGATTGATGATGAGATGGCAGAGTTTCATGATCTGTGGTGGAAATATAGTAAGATAGGATCTAATCGTGATCAAATATCATTTGATTGTGCAAGACAACTCACTGGTTTGGAGTGGAGTAGGATACATGATTGGGAGACCATAGGTCTTGATCTTACCTCATCAAAATCAAAACTTGCTAGAAACAAAAGACATCCCATGGCAGGTCATTTTACAGAGAAAAATTCTTACACAGATATATTGAAAGAATGTTATTCTTTATTGAAAGAAATAAGACCTATGACAGGAATAGAAGATGAGCATCAGATATGGGAAGTCGATTGGCAAGAGGTGAAGGATCCCTCTACACAAATGTGGTTACAAAAAGGAGAGTGGTGGTATGATCCAACCACAATAAAAACCACACATGGTAAGTATTCAATACAAACAAAATTAAATATTGTGGTCAAAGATAATTGTCCTATCAATAGAGACACAAACAGAGCAAATGCATTTTGGGTAAGAAGATTGAAGAGGTCTATAGGATTGATAGATTTACCTCAAGAATTGCATGAGATGCATGTTTGGGATTGGGGTTGGTCTTTCAGGGATTATGTAAGAAAGAATGTGCTCACACCTAGACTACCCAAGACATGAATGCACTGATTACGTTTGGGTGTAGTTGGACTAAAGGTAAATTTAGTTGGTACGATCCAAATATCTTGAGTTACACTGAGATGTCTAGACAAGACATGCAGAGACATGATCCTCAAGAAGTTGATGAGTATTGTTTTAGAACTATACTATCAAGGAGACATGATTATGTAAACATAAATCTTGCGTCTGGTGGTTCATCAAATCAAAAACAATTTAGATTAGCGGAAGAATATTTCAATACAGATGACTATAAAAAATATGATAATGTTATAATCCTATGGGGTATCACCTCTACAGCAAGGTTAGATGTGTGGGATAACAAAAGGAAAATATATAAAAATTTTCATCTTACAAAACTTAAAAACTTACAGTGGGCAACAGATCATTATGATCATGATGTGGAGGTAAAAAGATTATCAACTCAAATGCAACATTGGGATAATTATTTTAGGATGATCGGAGTAAAAAATTATTGGTTTGATACTTTCAATCACCACAACTACACTTACGATAGTCCTAATATGATCATGTCACACAAAAAACCAAGAGATTTGATGAGTAATTTGTGTATTGATATGGGTCATAAGTCAAGCATGAATGGATATCATCATTCAATGTGGAGGTTAGATGATGATAGGATAAAATTTTTACTGAAAAAAAATCTAGTGAATCCATTTACACATCATCCTAATAGAGAGTGTTCTATTCTTCTTGCAAACATGCTTGACAAGTTTGTAAATTTTTGTTACTATAAATAATACGGAGTGACTTTTGTGTTATCTCCTACTCCCCCTAAACCAAGACCTATAGGGAGTATAAATCACGTCTTTCTTTTACCCCCTCATATACCCGCATTCTTAAATGACAACTATTACACGTCAACGTGGTGGTTTGCTTTCAGGATGGGACGAGTTTTGTGGTTGGGTAACCTCAACTAACAACCGCATCTACGTAGGTTGGTTTGGTGTTCTAATGATCCCTTGCCTACTTGCTGCTGCTGCTTGTTTCATCGTAGCATTCATCGCTGCACCTCCTGTCGATATCGACGGAATCAGAGAACCTGTCGCAGGTTCATTCTTATATGGTAACAACATCATCTCTGGTGCTGTAGTACCATCCTCCAACGCAATTGGATTACACTTCTACCCCATGTGGGAAGCAGCTACTGTAGAT